AATTGCTGCATCAAATACTGGGTTTGCGGGTCATATTGCGGAGGGTTTTGGATTTGCTCCAAGTTAACCCCATACTGTTGCGCGAGTTGCTGAAAATACTGCGCTTTAGTCGCAGGGTCGCCATATCGCAGAGTATGGTCGGCTTTCAACAGCGCCCCGATAGCTGTAGGCGCATCCACTCCTAATTGCTGGAATGTCTGCTGATAAGGGGCAATTACCGCCTCATATGCCCGTGCCTTTTGCGCATGGGTTTTGAACTCTTCAACGCCACGGTGGAAGTCAGATTCACGCCGGTTTGCCTCATTTGTCAGAATCCGCACTTCCTCGGGCGTCAGCGCTTCGCCTCGCTCTGCCTTGAGGTAGGCCTCTTGCGCGGCAGGCTTCCAGCTTGAAGGTGCCTTGATTGGCTTTGGCTCTTCGGGTGGAGTTACCGGCGCGGACTCTTTAGCGGCGAACCGCCCAGCCTCATCCCTAGCACGTTGCTCAGCGCTTGTCTCTAAGGGTTTTTCCTCAGAGACTTGCTCGGGTGTATTGACTACAGTTTCAGTCTGGAGGACTTCATCCGTTTTATCTTCAAAAGCTGATTCAAGGGCGCTGCGTAAATCTGACATAGGGTTTTCCTAGTGGTTAATGAATCTTTGTGCTAATGGAAAAGTATTTAAGCGTCAACAGACAAATCAAAGTCGGTCACAAACGCATCACCCGCGCAAGTGCCAGCACCAAATGCGACATTAAACGTCACGCGCAGGCTAACTGTATCGCTCGGAATGACAAACCCAGCCGGACAGTCGAGCACGCCCTCGTCAGTGGGAAACACCGTCTGCTGATATGACGAATCAGCCATTCCATTAGTGGCGTAAGTAACGGTGGGAACTGAGTTCAGTGCCTCGACGGTCATCCGAATGTATTGCAGATTCGACGACAAACCATTGGTGCGCAAAAAGCACCTTGCCTTGGCAATCTTTGTTATGCCGGGAGTTACTGGAGCCGCTAGAGATGACAGCGTAACTGTTTGTTGGAATCGCACGATTTCAACGCCGCTTGCTACTACTCCACCAAACGTCATCTTTTGCCAGACTCGACCCAGAATATTTGCGTCAGGGTCAGCATCATTAACCGAACCAGCCACTGTTAGCGCCGCGCCAGACTGTCGGTTTAAGCTCCACGATGCCGCACAAGCCCCGCTGCCGCCAGTACCAACTGTGCCACCAGTGCCAGAGCATTTTGGATTGGCTACCAACTGCTTGCTTGTGGCGTTGGTTAAACGGCTGTCTGCGTTAGACGATGGAGCAATGACGTTATCGTATAAATCTGGCGATCGCTTGGCAGCCTCAAAGCCGATGTAATATGCGCCACGCGAATTAGGATGCAATGTGTCGTACTGCATCCCAGCTCTGGCTGCCCCATCTGCCGAAGCAGGGTCAACAATCGCGGAAAAGGCGTCAAAAACAACACACAGCCTCTGTTCGCCCATCGTGCGAATTTCTGCATTGATGCGCAGGATTGCCGCTTTTACCCCCGCTGTCATTGAGCCTGCGGCCCGTGGCGTTACTGTTCCAAGGCGCAGCGTAGCGCCAATATCACGGCACTTTGCAGCGTATGCCCTCAAGTCAGCAATGCACTGTACCCCACCGTCTGCGTCGCCAAGATTGTTTTGCCCAATAATTGCCCAAACCTCATCAGGCTTGTGAACCGCAACCGTAGAGTCAAATCTAGCAAGGATTTGGCTTGAAGTTTGACCGCTCACGGCAGCGACAGATGCCACGCTCAACGGGCACTTCAGCCGGTATAGCGCATGCACCCACCACCCGTGATTGTTGTACTTTAGGCTAGTCGCGTTGCTGCTATATCCCTGTGCGCTGATGCTGTCGCCATCAATAACGACGGTCAACGGGCGAGGAATGGCTATGCTTAATTTAACTCCATCGGTCTGCTGATTGGTCATCACCATCGCAGGATATGCCTCCGCAGATGGCTCACTGGCCGGATGACCAATCCCCATGACGTAATTTTGACGACCGCGAATATCTGCTGAACCTGCCATGATTTACCCCATTACCGAGTTAACGGCGTTGATAATGTCCCGCTTAATAGTCGGGTCTGGTTTAGGCTGGCTGGGTGGAGAGATTTTCTCGTTCCCCAACTCTATTAGCCCATGCTTTTTTAAATGCTCACGATGCGCAGAGCGGGATTGAATAAACTCCCCCGTTGCTTGCGATTGGTAGCCCTGAATATCTGCTTGCACGAATGGAGCGGTAAGCATACGGCTCATTTTCTCGCCGCAATGGTCGGGCAAGTCGTTGTAATTGGCGACACTCCGGTAAACGTCCTCGGAGTGACCGCAGTGATTACATTTGATCGCGTATATCGGCATCGTTAGATTCCATTTCTGCGATTTTAGCCTCAGCGCCGATTATTGCGGTAACTTTTGCGCGTTCGTTTTCGCCTTGCTGTCGGATTATCTCCATATCGCGCTCATGGGCCATTCTCATAGCCTCGCGCTCAGTTTCGGCGGCTAGTCGCATTTGTTCAATTTGCAGAGCGTTTTGCAGTCGCGCAGCTTCAAGGGTTTGATTTTCCTGCGCCTTGAATTGCTCGGTTTGCGCCATTGCAGATTGTTTTGCCTGCTCTAGCTGCATCGTGGTCTGAGCCTTCATCTGCTCCAACTGCATCGCGCTCTCAGCCTTGATCTGCTCGGGGTCTGGTTGCGGTGGTGCGGGTGGTTTAGGCTCGTTCATCTTGGCGATGGTTGTCTCCAGCACGTTTTCCAGTTGACGCCCACCCTTGAAGGTGCGGACAACGAATTGCAAGACTTCGCCCACCAATGCGCCCATTTCAGGTGCGGCCTGCACCATTGGCACGGCATCACGCAAGACAGCGCCAAACGCAGTCATAAACTCCGTACGGCTCTGCTTCTCGCCAATCTCGTCCATTTCCACCAGAGAATCAGCGGCCACTTCAATACGGAATGAACGGGCGGGTTCTTGCTTAATCAGGGCGATGGCGTCATCAGCATAGTCCGCATCATCCGTTCCCATGATGCCGGACATTTGCTTCAGGCTATCGGGGCTGTACAGGTCGCACATCAATTGCGCCTTGATGCGGAGCAGTTCGCTACAGAATTGCGCTACCTCAGTCTGCATGCGCTTCAGGCGAAGGGATGCGTACTGGCTCTTAATCTGCTGCGCTGTGGCCGTCTCGGAGGCCATAGACGCGCCTCGGATGATGTCTGACAGGCCGGTGACCTCATACACCACCTGTTTCGCCTGCTCTCGGGCTGTGTAGCAGTGCGTCAGAGCGTTAACTACTTGCTCCATCGGCAAAAAGTCTACCGTGCCTTTCAGCCCGCCCTTCTCGCCAAACGCTGCCCACGAATCCACTCCGATCAGGGTATTGTTTACCCCCTCGGTCAGCATCCGCGCAATGGCTGGCTGGCTTGCGTCATACACGCCCACCACCTTCAGCGCCTCGGTCAGCAAACCGATACGCTGAGTCAGCATGTCGATTTCTTCGGCTTGGTCTTGGTATAGCGCGTAATCAGGTACGGGGACTAGGGTATCTGTCGTCTGCGTGGCAAACAGCGGCTTAGGGCACGGCCAGAAGTTATCAAGGCCGTAGGGGTCTTCCTTGCTATCCAAGAGCTTGTTATGGCCCTCTGCTACCCAGTAAACCCGCTTATCGCCCTTGCTCCAGATTTCCCACACAATCGCCTTCTTAAGGCTTTCCTGCTCTGCTTGGCTTGCGCCTGCTTTGCTCAGGTCATCAAGGCCGATTGGCTCATGGGCTAGTGGCACTTCTTTGAAGTCTTCGCCAAAACGGGCAACACCGTCCCCACGGTTCATATAGATGCGACGTGCCACCCATGTAACCTCATCCCATGTCCGAGCGGGAGAGCATCGAAAGTCTTTCCAGAATACGTAATCAGTCGGGGTGCATTCATAGCTCATGTCGGGCTGTTCGCCCATCACTTCTACTTGGCCCTCGATTACCTCTGGTTCCGCAACTTCCTTCGTTTCAAATCGTACCCACGCCGTTCCACGTCCCGGCAGTAGACGATCAAGAACCGCATGTTTATTCGTGTTGTCGAAGTCACCATAATGGTCAATCTCGTATTGAAGAGCACGTTCAAGGATAACGGAGGCTGTGCGGCCTACGGGGTCTTTGTCTTTCCAGCGGCGCTCTACCTGCGCTCGGGGAGTGCGGCCATACAAGGCAGGCAGCATCGTTTGGATGTTCGCCCAAAGGATGTTATAGCGCTTGCCTGAGTCGTTTGCGCCTTGCCGCTCATCGCGGTAGCGCTTTACGATCTTGTCGCCGCGCTTGACCCATTTCTTATCCTCATCGGAGGCAAGTTTTAGCTCTTGCGTCCATCGGCGGTGTTCGTCTACGGGGTTAATTTCTTCTTGCTCGATCATGGGATGATTCCTGCGGCTACTGCGCCGTTTGCGGCAAATGGGATGCCGTTGCTATAAGTTGCGGCTGCGTTGGTGGAGATGCACAAAGCGCCACCAGACAAGGGGAGGCCGTTTGTCCAAGTAGTGCCAGCGGGTAGCCCTGCGGTTGCGTCAACGTAGCGAATCTGCCCTGCGTCGGTGCGCAGTAAGCCGTTGGAGTATTCATCCCCACCAGCAGGAACGGCGCGATTCAACCCGCCAGTTGCGGAGGTCAATACGCCGTTGGTGAATGTGTCGGTAGGCTGAATAGCCCCAATGCCTAGCAGTACCGCGCCGCTTGTAACTGTTAAGGTGCTCATTAAAACCTCTCGCGCTTTGTAGGGTTTTCCGCCCACAGAGAATCGAGCGGTTTAGTGATTATGCGGCCATTTACGCCTTTTATGGCAAATTCTGCGGGTTTTGGCTCTTCTTTTGGCTTATTCTCACGCCATGCGATAGCAAGCATACGGAATCCATCGGCACAATGACTGGTGAAATCGTGCCGTGGTTTGTCTCTAAATGCCTTCTTGTCGTCGTCCCATTCCCGCTGATATTGCTTCAATAGCTCCACCGCTTCGCCGGTTCTTTCCTTGTCAAACCATACACGGGGCAACATGGCTCGGGCTGCTTGAATGCCGTCTTGCACTGATAGGCTAGGCACAATCGCCATCTTACCAACGGTTAGATGCCTTCCTAGCTGCTCAATGATTGACTTACCACCACTTGCAAGCGTCTTTGCCCTTGCGTCGTGCGGCAGGTAGTGGCGCTCGTACTTGTACGGCTTGGCAAGCACTGCGCTGGCGTAGTCGTCCACCGATAGCCCTGAGCCGCTGTAGTAGTCAATGCAGTGGATTTCAGTGTGTGTGACTTGGTAGAACCATATCGCCGTATCGTCGTGGTAGCCCAAGTCCCATGCGGTGAACACTGGCAACTTAGGGTCATAGTCAACTTCAGTGACGCGCCCTTGGTCTTCCAGAATGCGCAGCTCTTTGCCGTAGTAAGCACCCAGAATAGCGGCCTCAAACGAGCATTCAAACTCTTGCTCGTATTGGTCATCGCTCATGCCTTGGCTGGCGTCTTTCAGCTCGTCTGGGCTAATCAGTCCTGAGCTACTAGCCCTAATGGATGTGGCAAACCAATTTTCCGAAGCGTTTGCCGTTTTCCATATGTCGTAGAAAAAGTTATGGCCCTTGGGAGTGCCGATAAACACTGCCCACCCCCCACGGTCTGCTAACAGTGGCCGAATGATCTCACCCCATACACGTGGGCGCATGTCTGCCACCTCATCAAGGATTACGCCATCTAGGTACATTCCTCGCAGTGCGTCTGGGTTGTCTGCGCCAAACAAGCGGATTCGTGCGCCGTTGAATAGCTCAACCCATAGCTCTGAAGCGTTCGCGGTAGTACGAACGTCAGCAGTGTATCTAAGCAGGTAGTCCCATGCGATTGACTTGGCTTGCGAGTGATATGGGGCGATGTAAGCGTATCGCCCGTTTTCTTTTCCGTCTGTGTATGCACGTTTGATTAGGTCATTGATGCAGGCTACTGTCTTTCCTGCGCGGCGATGTGCAACAAGACAAGCCCAGCGAGTGCGCCTGTTATGGAAGTCTACAAACGCGCCTCGGGGCTTATATGGGATGACAATGCGCTTTATGTTTGCCATTCAATCACGGTCTTCAGCGGATTGTCTGGGTCGCCTTGTATTTGAACTGAGCTTAGATCAGGTAGTGACTTCTTCAGAAGAATCTCAATTGCCTTCATGCGAGTGGGCGATAAATCCCCTTCCCCGCTAAGTGCATGATCTTGCAAGACATTTATCAATTGACTTGCTTGGATTTTCTTTCTTACATCGTCCTGATGCAGCTTGTTGATTGGTCGTCCTGCCATAGTCTTACCTCGGGTTTTCCGTGATAGCCAATTATAGGCATGGATTGTGCTTTTCGCTATTTCCTACCAAGGCGCGAATTGAGCGAACCACACCATAAAGCGATAGGCCGCATATCCTGCGACTCATCCCGCGCTAATGACTGCGATTGTGAGTGCTACGCTTACTGCGTTGATTGCTGTGTTTGACATTCTTCCTCCTGTTGGTTAGTTGATGGCGGCAGAGAATCCCCTACCCTACAAAGTTAGGCCCTACGGCGTCATGCGCTTTCAAGTCTCTTTGCTTAACCATCACGGCTGCGAACTGTCCCGATCAAGGGTGCGCCCATGCCAAAGGCCGCTTCTGTTTCACCAGTCAATTCGCAAACGTGATAGTTGATGGTGCGCGAGTGATCTCAGCGCGGCTACTTCAATTGTTTGTTTGGCAGAAGTGATTAAAAATCTAAGCCCGTTCCATCAATCAAACCGCCTGTTACTTTAGCTGCATCAACGTTAATTAATGCCAAGCGGCTTGATTCATGGTGTTGCGGCTGCGGACTATCGGTGTCAGCCACCCACTTAAGGGCTGGGCTAACAGGCTCCAGCACCAATCCGCATGCGTAACACATCCATTCTCAAAATTGCGCTAATGTTTAAGGCTCGGCGCTTTTGATGCTTGCACTGCCAAAACAATCGGGCTGTCAGTGGTCGCACTTGAGAGAATTGTCTAGTCTAGGATTGAGACTATCGGAGGGAGATAATGAGCCGCCCTTTGTTCTATTTTAGCACTTCTGCTGCTT